CCTTTTTCAAGGTGTATCACTATCGACATAAAAAGTTAAATATTTTTGCCATTCTTCTAGCCCTCAAACCATTTTTCTGCATCTTCAATGCTAATAAGCCATTTCTTTTTTAAACAGATCATCGTGGGTGCCAGGTCTTCTTCTTTGAGCCTGTAAAATTTGGTACGGCATATTCTGTATGCCTCGCAAAATTCATTAATTGTGTATGCCTTTTTTATAATTTTATTGTCTTTTTCTTTCATAATCGTCCTATTTCCAAAATTATTTAAACATTTTAATGCGTTTATAAAAATATAGCAATACATATGAGCACCCGTTAAAACACCTAAACGACACTCGTAAGTTATTGATTTATAAAATAATTTTGTTGTTTAGTGTTTAAAACATTGATACATTAATCATTAACGTATCAAAAACGGGAATTTATCATGCTTAAAAACAATGAAAAACAATCAAACCATAGCGCTATGGAATACAAATCTTTCCCGTTTCAGATTTTAGAGACCAAAAGCAATTTTACGGGTGGGAAGCCATACGGCATTGTTAAAGGTTATGCGTCAACATACGGAAACGTTGAACGTTGCAACGATATTATCCTCGAAGTCTCTTTCATTGATTCTATTCAGGACTACAAGAACAAAAGTCGCCAAGTTAAAGTCTATCATCAGCATGATGTTTACAGCAGCCCCCCAATTGGCGGTATTAGACCTGAGAATATCGAGAGCGATAAGACCGGCTTACCCGTAACTATTGAATTAAACCAGGACGTGCAATTAGGCAAAGAAGTTTACGCATTGCTTAAGCAAGGTGTTTATAGCGATATGTCTATCGGCTATACGGTTGATCCGGATGGTTACGAATATAACAAAGACGGGATTAGGCTTTTAAAAAAATTAACTCTATGGGAAGTTTCAATCGTTGGTGAGCCAGCAAATGAAATGGCTAAAATTTCCGAGGTAAAGTCAAGAGATAAATTTAAGTTTTTCACTATTACTGATTTAAAAAATATTACTTCAAAAAGAGAATTCGAAGATGTCTTGAGAGAGTCAGGCGCATTTTCAAAGGAGGCAACTACTTTCTTAGCTGCACATTTCGTCGAAAAAGCTCGGAGAGAGTCCGATTCTTCTTGCGATGATAAACAACTATTAAATTCAATTAAAGAACTACAAAAAGCATAAATTACATAGAAGAATTATAAGACTTTATGGCAACTAAATAAATGCAAAATGAGACAATACCACCGGAAATGTTAGAGCAATGTTCCGCCGATACGGCCACGGGCAATAATTTAAATAAAATTGGGGCTCTGTGCGGACTTGTAAGACTTTGCGGAGAAAGTGATGAATCATTTCGTAAAAGAATTATGAAAAAATACATAGATCCAATGGGGTTGCATAATGGCAAATAATAAAAACAAAAATACTTTTCAGTGTCCACTTATTACTATCGCAGGTGAAGAAATAACACTTAAACCCATATTAACGCCACCTATATTCCCGCCTGTATGTAAAATTATAGAAATTACAGTTCATGACAAATTTGAAATTTTAGATGCAATTAGTAATTCTATACCAGATGAATTTATTTTATCAATAAATGACACCGAGCATAAAGTTAGGCTACGTGAATTTGGAGATAATTATAACGGAACAACTACATTTAGATTTACAACAATAGAACCAATTAAATCTATTAGTAAAAGCATATGAAACTTTCTATTTGCAGAAGATAAATTAATGAGAACTTTAAAACGTAAAGCAACTATTAAAGATAGATTTATCCAAATTGTTTTTACGCTAAAAACTGATAACAAAGGCACTTATACCGTAGACGGGGAAGTGCGTCCGTGCGTTGATATAAAGCATAAAAAAACTAAAAAAACAAGGATGCTACCTCCGCCTCCTCCCCCAGAGAAAGATGCTATAAGTAAAAAAGGACTTTAAAGATGGAAAATAAACAAAACAGTATCAGTGCCCTTAGCCCACCATTAAGGGTTGACCTTATTTTTACTGACGACACTACTGGTGACAGGATAACGCTAAAAGGATTGCTCAAAATATTGCGCTCTATAAACAAAGAAGTTTTTGATAAAAATGTTGAGGAAATAATGAAGGATAAGCATGATTAATGACCCAACAAAATGCTTTGCCTGTAAAGTTTGCGGAAGTATACACTTAAAAGCTGATAAGATTACAATGCCGCCAAGCATTGTAATATTTAAAAATAGCATTGGTGGTTATTTATTTTCACTACATTATTGCCCAGATTGCATAAATGAAGCCGCTCTCTTAATTGCAACAAGCTTAGGGGATTATCCATCGCATATGGAAAACGCAATAAGGTTTGAAAAAAACAAATTACATCCTCTTTTAATTAAAAGCATAGAAGAATTTTTTAAACTTTTTAGCTACGAGTTTTTAACTTTAGAGGATGCATTTAAATATATAGACAAAATGAAAGCAGGCCGTAAAGAATTTAAAATAAAAGCCGAAGAACATTTAAAAACAAAATTTAATTTACGATCATTTTTAAAATCAATATTTTGGATTAAGACAACAAAATTATGAAAACAACGCATAACATTATTGACGCGGCTGAATTGAAACCCTGTCATACTTGCGGCGGGAAAAAAGAATTAATGTTTTGCGATTGGATTATGAGTACTAATAAAATTAATAAAAATTTTATGTGCCCAATTTGCGACAAAGAAGAATATGAAAAGTTTATAGAAGAGAATCAACTTCCAGAAGAATAAGCCAAAGAAGTAACACTCGAACAACGACAATTTATAATATTTTCCGGACTAGCGCCCAAGCTATCATCCATTGGTTCCATAAGCTCCTCACCACCAACTTCAAAAGGCTCATCTTCCGCCACTTCTTGGCCGTCAGCGTCAGCATGATCTTCTCGCGTATGATCGTCTAATATAGCCATCCAAGTTTTAGTAGGTTCGTAATCGGACATTACCGTGCCGTCGTCAAATTCAGCATCTGCGTCGATTAGAGCGTCCCTTTCTTCACTCAAACCATCGCTGGCGGCTACCCCTGTTTCAGTTATTGAAATTAAATCTATTCTCCCATCGCTTACATCATCAAATCTACCGGCTATTTCATCCGCCACATCAGAATCAGATAGCGCAATATCTGCAGCCGCAGCTGCAACCAAGGCATCTTTAGCGTAACGCTTTAAATCGTCTTGTGTTGTGCTCGCTATTTGATCAGAAGCCTTATCGCTTTGATCATCGGCATAAATCTCCAAGTTACCATCTATGATAGCCTGCACCTTAGCGTTATTTTTTACCGGTTGGAAACCATCGCGAATGGTTGAAGATAACAAAGCAGCAGTATCAAGATAATGGTTGTTGATTATTTCTTTAACTGCTTTTTTATGAAAGTCTAATGAAGGCAATTTGCCATTGGCCGCGTAATGGCCTTTTACCTTCTTACTTACAGATTTAAAATGCGGCTTTAATTTTGCGCTCAGTTTATTTTCTTGTTTCAGTTTGATCGCTAATATCGCAGCCGCACTATGATGTTTTTCTTTTGATGTGTTATTGTAATCCATAGTCTATGCATCTTTAAATTCTGGTATTTTAGTTTTAAGCATTTCCACCAAAAGTTCTTTTCGTTCCTTTCTAGTTAAATATTTTTCTACCCCTGAATATTTTTTAAGGTCATTGATAACGCCTTGTAAATCTTCAAAAGAAATATCACTTTTAGGATTATTCCAGCCCATGTTTATCTGCTAATTTTTCTATTTCTTCATCGGTAAACATTTGATTGCCATCATCGTCAACTTTAGATTTTAAAATTTCAGAAAATCTTTGACGATTATTTTTTTTAGGTTCTGGAGCGTTTAACTTTTCGTCGTTGCCTCCAACATCGTCAAGATCTGGCATATCATCGTAATCACGCTTTACGGTTTCATCATTTGGATCTGTTGCAAGAGGCACCTGCCCCATTGTTCCGTAAATAGCGCCACCACCCTCAAGAGGATCTGCGCCAAATTCGGCGCGTATTTGATTGATTGTAAACACCTGCAAGTCTTTAAGAACTTTTAACTGCTCATTCCTAAGCGGTTCTAATGCCGGTATTTCACCGACGTCATAAGCCAAAATAAATTTATCAACATCAATGTTATACATCGGCAACAGAAAACGGCTAAGCTCATTGAAAAATCTATTAGCTATAGGTAAGACCGCCCTTTGATAAAATTGAATAGGGGCAACCTTGAAATTATCCATCGTCATCGTTTCAGTGCTTATAAGCGCCAGCGGAATATTTAAGGTTGTATAAATAGAATTTTTAATTTCCTTCAAAAGATTTAAAAAATCCATGTCCCTGTTGTTAATGGTTGTCGCCTTGTACTCACCGATACCATTCAAAACCATAAGTCTGCCCGCATTAGAAGATCCAGCAAATCTCTTATCTAAATCAGAAA